ATTCCACAGTATGACATCAAAGACGCTCGCAAACTGGTCAACGAACTGCGTGAAACCGGCACTGGTAAGGTCGAGGAGTCTTACATTAGGCGTAACTTGCCCTTTGTGACCGCTCTGAAGCCGTTTGACGAGGTAGCCTTTCCACCTGAGACGATTGACCTTCAGAATGCCAGGGTGATCTTCCGTCGAGTCTACATGACCGAGGTTGAACTTCGTTCTCACGTCAAAGATGATGGCTGGGATGAGGAGTTCGTCAATCAGGCAGCGACAACGGCAGGCAAACAATCGTGGTATTCAAACCCGCTCGATACCATCACTAGCCTGGGAAGCTCGCCAATCATGCGTCAGGACAACCTGATCGAGATTGTTTACGCTTATGCCCGCCAGATCGGCCCTGAAGGTGTTCCTGGCATCTACTGCACTATCTTCTGCCCGCTCATTGAGGACAAGATGTTTGCCAAGCATGAACTGCTTGATTACGCTCATGGCGATTATCCTTTCGTCGAGTTTCGGCGTGAAGTGATCCGCCGCCCTATCACCGAAAGCCGCGGCATTCCTGAAGTCGCCATGACGGATCAGGATGAAATCAAGGCGCAGCACGATAGCATCCGAGACAGGACGGCATTCGAGACCCTGCCGCCAATGAAGGTGGTGAAGCGCATCGGCCAGATCAACAAAATCGGCCCAGGTGTTCAGCTTCCAGTAACCCGTCCTGATGATTATTCCTGGCTTGAAGCCCCTGGCAGAGCACCAACAACGGCATTCAACCTCATCGAGCGTGTTGAAGGCAATCACGCCAATTACTTCGGCCTGAGTCGTGGAAACGTGATGCCGATTAAGGCACAACTCATGCAACAGCAGCTTGTAAACCGCTGGCTGGCTACTTGGGGCAAGATTTATTCACAGATGTTCAGCCTTTGCCTGCAATACATGCAGCAGGAAGAGATTGTTAGAGTCGCAGGAGCACCGTTGAACCAGAATATCACTGACATTGCTGGCAACTTCGACTTTATGATCAGGTTCAACATCCAGGCTCTGGACAATGACCTAGTTGCGAAGAAGCTACAGGCTATTTCCTCCTTCGTGGTGCCTCTTGATGCCGGTGGAGTTCTCAACCGTAACAAGCTGATCCAGATGATCCTTGAAGCGATTGCACCTGAATCTGCCCGTGAACTTATCATGGATCAGACCGCAGCTTCTGAACAAATGTTCAAGGACGTTCAGACCGATATCGGCATGATGATGCTTGGCAACGAGCCGCTCTATCGTGAGAACGATCCGACGGCACAGGCAAGGCTGCAATATGCCCAGGATGTGATCAGCAAGAATCCAAAGGCACAGCAGGCAGCACAGTCTGATCCTGTGTTCCAGACTCTGCTTCAGAACTATGTGAAGAACCTTCAGATGAGTGTCCAACAGCAGCAGAATGCTCAGATTGGCCGCACAGGAGTGTCACCAGTTCAACAGCAACCGCAAGCATGAGCGAAAACGAAGTCCTAGCAGCATTCACACTGGCAAAAGGCACTCAGGCTTTCTGGGATGCCTTAAATGCCGTCATTCAGAGCGAGCATAACAATGCTCTAGCTAACTTGCTTGAGATCACCAGCACAGGAGAGACTAGAGCGCACTACGCTGGTCAGGTGGCTGCTCTTATTGACCTCCGTGCCGTGATTAACGACTATGCAGAAAGAGCAGGCGCAGAGGTCAAATTTAACCCTTGAGTCACTTTCGCTGCATATTAGCATTCTCCTAGTTTCTTGGTTTCACAAACCATGCCTCCGACTTCTGAACAGTCATTAAACAGTCTGCCACATGCCCGATAACTCCGAAACGGTTAGTGAACCTTCCAAAATCACGATGCCAAACAAGCCCATAGACACTGAACAGTTGACCGGCTTGCTCCGCCAGTCCCTTTTCGCTGATGAAGAAAAGCAGCCCGCTCAGGCTGAGACTGAGACAGAAACTGAATCTGAAACTGACGGTGAAGCAGAAGATGCTCAACCGGAAATGGAAGATGATGCTTCTGAAACTGAATCTGAAACCGACTCTGAAGAAGCTGATTCTGCTGAACAGGAGAAGGAGACGGAGGATGAAGCCGAACAGACCTCTAAAAACCTGCCAAAAGGTGTCCAGAAGCGCATTGACAAGCTAATTGCCAAGCGAAAGGAAGCTGAAAAGCAGATTGATGAGCTAACTGAACGACTGAAAGAGCTGGAATCCACGGACAAGCCTGTCGAAAGAGAGGTGATACCTGTTGGAAAAGACCTTAACCCGTATTTTGCGCTTCAATCTGAACGCGATATTCAGGATGAGATCAAGAACGCTCGACAGGTCAGACGGTGGGCTGAAGAGAATCCTGATGGCGCGATTGTTACCGGCAAAGATGGCAGTGAAGTCGAGTATTCCGCTGAAGAAGTTAGGAAGATTCGCCTGAATGCCGTTGATGCACTGGAAGAACATCTTCCAGCACAGCTTCAATACGTTGCAGTTCGCAAGCAGTATGATGCTGAAGCTGAAAAGATGTATCCATTCTGGAAACAGCGGCAGTCGCCTGAATACCAGTTCGCAAAGCAGATTATTGAGGCATTCCCAGAAATTCAGAAGTTCCCTGACTTCAAAGTCTCCATTGGTGACATGATCGAAGGGCGAAAGATGCGGGAAAGCAACAGCAAGAAGCAACCGCAACCTGTTAAGAAGGCACCTGTGGCACCGAAGGCAACATCTGCACCTGCTTCGCTTCCTTCAAAGTCTGTGAAATCCAAGTTCGCTGAAGAAAGTTTCCGCAAGTCACCAAACGAAAACAACCTCAAGGCACTAATCGCTGAAAGGTTCCTCTAAAACTCAAATCAAAGAAAACTAACTATTATGGCCGCTCTTTTTGAACGTTCTCAGGTTGGCAAGCGCGAAGATCTTGCTGACTACATCTCCCTCGTTGACGCTAAGGACACTCCTATCGTCTCCATGGCCCCTAAGGGCAACAAGCCTGGCAACACCCTGCTTCAGTGGCAGGCTGACAACATGCCTGCCGCCGTTACCACTGGTAGCGTGGACGGTGTTGACGTTTCCAGCTACGAAAACCTGAACTCTGGTCGTGCTGTCATCAGCAATTACGTTCAGGTGTTCCAGCGTGCAATCCGCGTTTCGCCTCTGGCTGTTGACGTGTCTGTTGTCGCCGGTCTGCGTGACGAACTCGCTGGCATGGTCGCCAAGGGCATTAAGCTCCTGAAGCGTGACATGGAAGCCACGGTTTCCAGCGACAACGATGCCCAGGCTGATGCTGGTATTGTTTCTGGATCGCCTGTTCCTTACCAGACCAAAGCTCTTGGCACTTGGATCAGCACCAGCGGCGGTTCCACCCTTCAGGTTCCTTCTGCCTATCGCACGCCTTCTGCCAGCATTGCCACCACGGCAACCGCTAGCCTGACGGAAACGAACATCCAGGCCGTTCTTACCTCGATCTACAGCCAGACTGGCCAGTTCAAGGAATATGACGGTGTGGTCGGCACCAACCTGAAGCGTGCCTTCAGCAACCTGCTGTTCACCACCACCCTTAGCAGCACCAGCACTGTTGGTGTTACCGGTGCCGGTGGCACTGCCATCCGCACCTTCAGCCGCGATGCCAACAGCGATGCCTACATCGCCAGCGTTGACATCTTTGAAGGTGACTTCGGTCGCATCAAGCTGCATCCTTCCCTGTTCATGCCAGACGCCGATAACGGCTATGTGCTCGACATGGAACTTCTGGAACTTCGTTACACGAACCTTCCTGAAGTCACGGAACTTCCTGACGCTGGTGGTGGCCCTGCCCGCCTGATCAAAGCGGTGGCTGGCCTGGTGGTCAAGAATCCTCTTGGCCTTGGCAAGTTTGACCCTGCCTAAGTTCTAGCGTCCTCGTAACACAACTCCGCTATCACCTATGATTGAAACCATCCCTGAAGAACTACAACGCGACATGCTTAAAGAGTTCAAGACGGGCTGGAACTTTCGGAAGGTGGTAGCGGAGGCACGAGCGCAACAGGTCGGAAGGGTGAATAACCTTGAACACCGTAGCCTTGAAGGAATCGGAAGGCTCAGGATGCGCGTTGATCCTGACTCATATCACTACTGGGGTCAGCGTCTAGGATACGACTGCTGGAAAGACCCTAACTTCTTGAACGAATACGAGAAGAATAACCCTTACTGCAAGGTCAACTCCAAAGGAACCAAGATGCAGTTTGGTTTTGCTTCAGAACCGTCCTCGACTCGCCAGGTTAAATACCGTAAAGTATTTGCGTGAGAACGATCAATTTCAGCGACATTCTTTATCGTGCCGTCACTTTGTGCGGTCTTGATCGTAGTGCAATCCAAGACAGCACCTTTCGCATGGTGCGTGACTTTGCTTCACAGCGCATTGCTCACATCTGGGAGCAGGAACCATGGCCTGACATTGTCAGGGTGGCTGAGATGAGTTCCACGACAGACAGCGAAGGCGTTCAATACATCAACTTGACGAGCAGCATGGGTGACATCCTGCAAGTCTACACTCTCAACCCTAAAGTCACAGCAAGGGCTGTTCCTGTGGCTTATTATCTCGATGACGATGGCACTAACCGCCGAATCATCATCATGGACAGCACAACGCCAGTCTGGGTTGAGTATCGCTTGCCAAAGCCTGACCTGTTTGGCGAGTCCTACAATGCTAACTCGGTCTATTCCGTTGGCGCACAGGTCTACTTTGACAGCGGAACGAACACAGGAAGTTATTTGCCTTCCACGACTGCCGCTTCTTCTGGCAACTTCTATACCTGCACAACGGCAACGACTCAGGGACAGTCACCTACCTCGACACCGAATAGCTGGTCACTGGTGAAAGTCCCTTACTTCTGCGGTGATTACGTCACTAAAGCCGTGTTCTCCGACTATCTGAGGACGGAAGGACAGATTGACAATGCTGCGATGGCAGAAGCTGAAGCTGAAAACGT